CATTCTCGGTAATTATACTATACCGATACCCATGCTGTCTACAGTTAGCAATCACATCTTTACGAGCAACCTCTGCTACTTCTAGATCTCTGGGAAAATCGACAGACATAAGCATCTCATGATACCTATCAGCATCGTCCTCTAGCTGAAAAATCTGCACGATACGCTCATGGGACTTATCATCCTTAACAGCGTATACACCGCCAGTTTTCTTTTCGACTAGGACATACATCATACTTCTACCGATTCAACATATAGATTCTTTAAGATAGCAAAGATCTCTTCTTTATGTGGAAGCTCTTGGACACACGTTTCCAATATGGTTAGCGTATCTTCTACTTCTACATCAGTTACATCTTCAAGGATGTAAGTATTGTCTTCAATAATTTTCAAGTCTGCTACACCCGCACATTGGATGTAACGAATGGTCTGGTCAAATTTAGCTTGGTCAGTCCTCTGGTCTACGATAAGTTTAACGTAGGTGTTAGTAAAATCAAGTCCTTTGATTTCTTCCAGAGTATCTTCATTGTAGTAGATCTTGTGGAAGATCTCATATGGATTCTTATAAAATTTCAGTGCCAGAGTATCTGTATTTATGAGATGAAACCCTTTTTTCTGACCGTAATCATTCCAGTAAATTTGATTCGGGTTACCGAGATACTGGACATTCTTCTTCTTACTCTTTAAATGGAAGTGTCCTGATAAAACTTTATCAAACTTGGAGTATTGGTCGGCATCATCCCCATGTGACATAATAACGCCAGGTATAGCTTCAAAACCAGTAAGCTCGAGATGACCCACACAGAGAGCAGCCTCACTAGTCTCGATCGCTCTTGCGGTAGCATCTCTGTTTTCATCACAGACCCAAGGAATACAACATACAGGCACACCGCCGATATTGTAGTCACCAGGTACGTCAATAATATTAATGTTGTCATAGTCTTTTAGGAGAAGACTAGGTGCATTGACCTTGAGAGTATTCTTAAAATAAATATCATGATTACCAATAAGCATATGCATAGTGACACCACGATCACGGAGTGGATTAAACCACATCTCCTTTGCTGCGTCCAGACTATTGTAGTTAATAGTCTTTCGCTTATCGAATGTGTCACCGAGACAAAGAATCTCAGTGATGCCCTCCTTATCAATTAGAGGGAGGACAACCTGAGTATAAAATAATCTATATTTCTCTAGGAAAACTAAACTGTCATTGCGAACACCAAAGTGTTGATCGGTTATGACCAATACTTTCATAATTAACCTCGCATAGTTGTTTCAATTCTAGCTTTGATTGAATTCATCTGAGCATGATCATCTTTATTATCAGTTGAGAATACCTCATCGTATCCGCTCTTCTCAATCAACTTGTCTTTGATATCCATCTGTCGCTTTTCTTTTGCGATACGACGGAGAAATGCATAATACACTATCTGTGTAAAATATGCAAATGGATTAGTAGATTTTGCAGGATCAAAGTTATCGATATACTGTACACAATTCTCAATCCCATCACAGATCATGTCATCCTTATACATGTAATTAATAAAGTTAGGACGATATGATAGATGAGTAGCAATCTTTAAGAAGCACTCTCCAATGTAGTTTGGGATTCTTGGTTTAGGTAGATCAAATTCAGCAGCATGCTTGACGTCCTTGCGGTATACCACGAGCTCGTCTAGAAACTTCTTATTATCTACATAGTGTTGTTTTTTCGCTTTCCGTGGCATCTATTGCTTCCGAATATCTTAAGTATACACTAGTACATACTTAACGTCAACCTGTGTTACGCCATTGCTTCTCTAATTTTTTACGGAAGTCATCTACCCTACCAATGAGTCCCATGGATTCATTGACTGGTGCCTTATAACCTTCTTCAGGACCTCCATATTCTCTTCGTAACCACATGCGATACATGGCAATAGAGTCATCACTCATAGGAGCAACACATATCACATCAGGCTCACGAATCAAATAAAAATCTTCTTCACTAAACATCATCCATTTAGTAAATCCTACAGCGAGACCTTGTGCTTTACCATCACTAACAGGTGTTGCATGTGGTTTAGCAGGATTGGATACAAAAATTAGTGTATCTCCATGATCATCAGTTGCGATCATAGGACCGAGCAACTCTTCCCCAGACGTCAACTTAATGACACCGTAGAATTCTTGATCGTGTTGGATGTAGTTAATCATTTTTGAATCTTACTTTGGTGATTTCATAGTCAAACTCTTCAGACTCGTATATTTTCATCCTTTCTATAAGATGTCTGAAGGTGTAGTTATGATATGACCCCTTAGTGCAATCGTCGGCAATGTCGTAAAGAGTTGCTTGTGATTTGTTTTTTCCTTTCCTCAAAACTCTACCGATTGACTGTAGGTTTCGGACTCTAGATTTAGAGGGACTGGCAAATATCACATTATGCAAGTTGCGGATATTAATACCAGTAGAGAAGGTGCCATAGCTTGCTACTATTATAGCATCCTTTTCATTTTCGGTTATCCGTCTTGCCTCTTCACGGTCTTCAGTATCGATACCTCCGTGTATAAAGAAGATTCGACGTGTAGTATTGTAACTATTTATCAGATTATGAAGAGGCTCACCATGCTTTTCAACGTAATTGAATAGAATTAAGGTGTTGCCAACCGTATCTAATGCCAGTTTAGCGATAAATTTATTACGTCTCTCGTGCATGCATAGGTATTCTATCTCCTGTTGATAGTAATCAAACGGCACCCATCCATGTTTAAGTAATATAACATTTACTTTGAGTGGTGTAAGGTGTCCTTTCTTTTGTAGATCCTTAGTCTTTGTGATTTGATCCACACTACCAAAGAGACCTTCCAATACTAGTTGGTGTGTTTGTAATCCATCTAGTGTCCCTGTCAGACCAACACGGTATTTTGTATCAACCATCTTAGTGAGGATACCTGACAATGATTTTGCTTTGTATAGATGTGCTTCGTCTCCTATAACAGCATCAAACCTATCAAAGAATTTTTTACCTTCCTTGTATATACTCTGCCATGTAGATATAACTACAGGACTGTCAACATATTTCTCTTTCCCTGCTCTAATCTTATGGCAGTAAGCACTTGCTTTCCAACCATAAGTCTCAAAATCTTTATACAACTGCTCTACCAGTGATGTGGTAGGCACAATAATCAATACCTCTAGTCCTTTCTGCAGATACCAACGGACTAGTGCATAGATGATCAGGGATTTTCCTGATCCTGTGGGGGATAATAGTAACTTCCGACGCGACTTAAGTGCTGAATATATGCCTCGTAGTTGGTAGTCCCTTGCTTTGAAAGGGAGACCCAGAGACCCAACAAAAGTCTTTGTGCTTTCAGGTGTGACATAATCCTCGGTTTCTTCTGGGATACCGTAATGATCATCTAGTTTGATCGTATACTGATAACCCTTGTTAATAAAAAATTGTTGTAGGTAATCATATAGTCCTACATAGATTTCACCAGTGCCAGGTGAATATAATCTTATCTTACCATCCCATACACGCTTCTTGTAGTGAGGCATAAACTTTGCATTAGGGACATCAAAGCAAAAATACTCTGATAACTCCTTGTGTATATGCTGCTCAGTCTCAACCTTTAAATATACTTCATTCTTTTTCTTAACGTATGTCATAGTATTTGATGATGTCAAATGCATTCTTTATCGAGAAACCTCTAGAGTCAATCTGTTTAAGAATCCTCTCACAACAATTTATACACGTTTCAATGTAGTGTATCTTTGCTGTAAGTCTGCATAAGTCATTATCACCGTCCATGTATACAGACAGATCTCCTTTCATAACCTTGTAAGGAAATGCTTTGCCATCCTCGTCGGTTTTTTTACCAGAATAATATTGCCACTTCTCCAACCGCATTACTTTTATATCTCTTTCTGCCTCGGATAACATGAGACGAAATTGATTTAACCATCGTAAATACTTGGAGTGCAACTTAGCAGTCTCCAAAGAGTCGTTAGCAAGAAGCTCAGGCAACTCCCTATGGAGC